TACCAGCTCGATGCTGTGTAAACAGGATCTGTCTCAGTGTAGCTAGTTAGATAACCAGCACTAGCATGGTCTCCCCATCCGTATGCTGTATCCCAGTTAGTAGAGTTATCAGTAACAATTGTGTATGTGCCAGCACCAGTACGCTTCATCAACCCATTAGTTGAGAAGTCTGTATCCATTACTGCACCAGCAGCAGCTACATTGGTAGCATCTGTTACGTCAGCAGCAGTTTCAATACCAGCTAGTTTAGTTTCTTCAGCGGTGGTATAGGAAGCTGTAGTATTCTGTAAAACAGAAGAGTATGCTTGAACATTAACGCCAATGTCAGCGTCAACTAGAATTGTAGCATCGTAGGCTTGTACTGTTGAGCCAATATCACTAGTTGCTACTAGACCTGCTTCAGCAGCAGTTTGATTAATCCATTTGCTTGATGTACTATCATAAGCCAATACTTCATTATCAGCTACAGAAGTAATAGTTACATCAATAAGATTATTAAGATCAATACTACCAGATACATAAGCAGCTACCCAAGCAGAGCCTGTGTAGACTTTCATTATGTTTGAAGCAGTATTGAAATATAATGCACCAGCAACTAACGCATCACCATCATTATCTAATGTTGGATCACTAGTTTTCTCACCTAAGTATCTATCATCAAAGTTATCAAGAGCAGCTAGAGCAGCGTCCCTTGCAGCTTCAGCAGCAGTCTGTGCTGTCTCAGCATTAGTCTCTGCGGTTTCAGCATTTGTCTGTGCTGTCTGAGCAGCAGAAGCAGAACTTGCTGCAGCACTCGCAGAACTTGATGCAGCACTAGCACTAGCAGCAGACTTAGCAGCATGATGTAGAGATGAGTAATCAGTAGATCCATCACCACCTGCAGCAATACTAATTAAGCTGTCTTCAGCTTTAGTAGCCCACTCTTCAGCGTAACCTTGAGCAGTTGACGCTGCACTTGCAGATGAGGATGCGTTAGAAGCCGATGTAGAAGCAGATGAGGCAGAAGACGATGCAGATACTGCAGAACTAGCAGAGTTACTAGCAGACGTTGCAGAAGCAGTCGCTGAGTTAGCGGCAGCAGTTGCTGAGTTAGCAGCCGATGTAGCTGACCCTGCAGCAGCAGTAGCAGACGCAGCAGCTTCAGCAGCTTTGGTAGACGCTACACTAGCTTCATTAGCAGCATCAGTGGTTGCATCACCCGGACCTCCAGCACCTCTCCATATAGCCATAATACTTCCTTACTTAGCAGCAATATACATTGTTACTTCAAAACCAAATCTTACTTCCGTATATTGAGGTTTAGACCACATTGAGTTCTCCTAAGGAAACTCCCCAGACCGTTAAGCCTGGGGAGGTATTACAATAGCCTAGAGTTAGGCTGGAACAGCTAGAGCAACAGCAGAGCTGTCACGAAGCTCAGCAACACCATAGAGCATATCTGAGGTGAAGAGAGTTCCGAGGTACTCTTGCTTGTACTGTGACTGAGAACGTACACCCATTTGCTCAGCAAGAACAAAAGCGTCTTTATGAGCAAGCAAGCAGATACGGTCAGTTCCTGAGTTACCAGCACCAGTATCAGCATTGGTAGTTACATATACCTTAACACCATATACGTCACCTACCTGACCATTGCGGATAGTGTTTCCACCAGCTGCCTCACCAGTGTAAGCCTGCTCTGTGAATCTGTTAAGACCCATCAAAGTGTTGCGAACGTTAGGTGGGATAACAAGGAAACGATCCGTCATTGGAACGTCATTGTCATCAAGTCTCTGGATTGAACGACGAATACCAGCATCACCAAGCGCAGCAGCGTTTGAAGATGAAGAGTTGTATGCCGTTGCACCAGTTGAACCGATCCAAGCGTTGGTTGAAGAAGCTGCAGTAGCGTAGTCATTAGTACCAACAGTAGCACCATTAACACCACGACCAAGCTGGATAAGGTCTGTATCAACTTGTTTAGCAAGAGCATAACCAGCATCGTCCGTATAGAACTTACGTAGTGAAGCAAGTGCTTGAACTTCTACGATGTCCTCAATCAATCGAGAATACTCATAGTGTTTGTTGATAAGAACTTGTTGCTCTGACTCAGTTGCAGCAATTAGTGTAACTTGAGTAGAAGCTGACTTTGCAGAAGCAGAACCACGAGTAGGCTTCGGAATGTGAAGCGTATCGCCTTTCTTACCTTTGAAAGACATTTTAGAGAAGAGATTAGCAGCAACAAGATTTTGC